TTGTGTTGTCACATATAAACTAGAACAAGGAGTAAAGAACTAATGAAAGCTTGGAAGTTTTTAATCGAATTAAATAAGGTTTGCTTTTTCATGAGTAGAGAGCGAACAGGAAAGGCTAGTAATAGCGAGTTAAAGCGCTGGTGCATGAATAGAGCAGTTATAGTGAATGGTACTGCTGTGAAATTTGATGAGGAATTGACAGAGATAAAAAGCTTTGTGCTATTCCCTAAAAAGCCAGTTACTTTATTTTAATCAATCAACATAAAGGATAGAAAGAATGAAAAGCATTTTAATTAAAGGAAGTAGGGTTTTATTTCCAACTTACACAGGCGAAAGAGCTTACATGGTGCATATTAATAAACATCAATCATTACCTGAGAAGTATTCTCGCTGGCAGGGTGTTATAGATTCGATGTTAGATGGTGTTGAAACAAAAGATACTATTTACATGACGATCGACCAAGGCCACGTTAAAAAAGGATGTAGCCAGCGAAGAGAGGGCGCACATATTGACGGTAATTGGCTACCAGATATAAGGGCACACGGAACAGGTGGGCATGTAACTATGGGTTGGGATAGTGGCGGCGGATGGATAAAAGAGAATTTAACCAATGGCGGTATAATTATAGCTTCAGATTGCGATGGCGCGAAAGCTTACAAGGGTGATTTTGAAGGTGTATGTGGTAAAGGTGGTGATTGCTCTCATATTGATTTAACAAGCGCTAAAACTGTTATTTTAAAACCTAATACAGTGTATTTAGGTAATGTAACAATGATTCACGAAACAATGCCAGCAATTAAAGATATAGATAGAACTTTTGTTAGGTTGACTCTTCCTGAAAACTATAAATTTGCAGCTTAACCAGTAAACAACTAACAGCGGTATAAGGAATAGAAATATGAAAAAATTACAGGTTTTATTAGAAGATAATAGCTACAAGGATATATATGTTCCAAGGCATTTTACGGAAGAGAATATAAGTGCTCATTGCGATCAGCTTTTTGGTGAGTCAACATGGCACAAATACAGTGAATATAAGTAAAAGCAATAGAAACTAAAAGGAATGAAGAAGATGACTGCAAACGAACAATTTGAATACATGGCAGAGTTATTTTATAAAGAAACTGGCTTTATGGCGCCGGGTAGAGATTCTCCTGCAGCATTTGGCGGTGTAAGTAGTCAGGTAAGGCAAGATAAATGGGATGAATGGGCGCCTAAGTTTTACTGTGAAATGTTCGAGTTACATAAATCAAATACTAATTGCGTTGAAAATAGTTAACTAATAAACAAATAAGGGGTTAAGAGTATGAACGGTGAAAAAGCACTTGAATTTTACAAGAAGTTCTACGATGAAAATAGAGTTAAATTATTACAATACGATAGCTTAAGAGATAATTTTAATAAGATGGTAACTGATGTGTTAGGTGACGATTATTACAATATGGCGATGGATGTTTACGATGCAGATAAGATTTGTTGCGAAGATATAACACGAAAATCAACAGGATTTTTTAAATCTATCTTTCGTAAATAAACCAGCACACAGACACTAAACAATAAAGGATAATGATATGAAACTTAAAGAACCTGATTTAGTAGTTAGAACGGTTTTAAAGTCATACAAAGGTAAAGATTGCACGTATAACTTGTTAGATAACGGTGTGCTTCATATTGATAATCACACATCAAAGAAGAGAAGTATATTTGTTAAGTTTGATGAAGTACAAATGGTAATTACAAAGCTAAATAAACAATCATAAGATAAAAGGAATAGAGAATGAATAAATTATTAATTCCAGCTGCAAGACAATATATGCATAACAACGGTAGTGGATTGCTATTTGGTTATGATAAAAAACTTACAGAAGAGATAGTCGATAAGCTTGAAAAGAAAATTGAAAAGCTAGAAGAACAAAATGAAAACTTAGGAAGGGCTAGACAATAATTAATTTAACCAATACATACATAAGGTGATACAAATGATAGCTAAAAAGGATAAAAAGCAATTCTATACATGGGTAGTTATAATTTTAGTTGTTTATGTAATGTTTTTATTTAATTTTTAAACACTAATAAACTTAATAAGGAATACATAAATGACAACAATAGTATATGACCACAAGAACAAGCAAGTAGCGTGTGATAGTAGAGAAACTGGCGGAGGAACATTATTTACAGATGATGCGATAAAGTACCGCACTGTTAATGGTGATGTTTGGTTTGTCTGTGGAAGCAAATCCGATGTATCAATATTTATTGATACATTTACTCATAACGCGAACGCTCCTGAAAATGTTGAATGTGGTGGAATCGTTGTTCGTGATGGCATCGCATACAAAGTATGTAATGAGGATGGTGTTTATAAGCTTGATGAATTACCTTGTAACGAGTCTGTAGGATCTGGTGGCTGGTTTGCTATGGCTGCTGTTGATTTAGGTAAGACAGCAAAAGAGGCTGTAGAGTACGCAATGACAAGGGATTTATATTCCGGTGGTAAGGTTCACGTATACGATATAGAGAAAGAAAAATTTATTTGATGCATAATAACCATGGCATAAGTTTACTCTTTGCCGAGAGTTAAGTATAAAAAACCCGCTTAATTGCGGGATTCTTTTTACCTGGTAACAACTGTTTTAATTAAATACCAACGATTCAAGATAAGCTCTATCACCATTCTCTTGTAATGCTTCTAACTCTAAATCATCTTTAAACGCACGAACACCAGCAGCAGCTTCACCATGAGAACTTCGAGCGCCTTTATTATCAATAGTAAGATTATCACCTTGGTTTTTAGCATCACTTATAAGTTTACGTTGATTCGTTAATTCTTCTGGTCTGTAGTTTAAAATGCCCATGATTTAACCTCAAGTAGTTTTGATATAACCTCATAATCACCTTCGGCTTGATCTGGGTATTGACCTAAATCATAAAACCACAAGCCTTGGTTTCTATGTAAAGCTCTAGTCTCCTTACTTCCCCAAGTCTTTTTACATAAATACCATTCACCATCTATTAGCTCTATAGGTGGAGTAAGTGGTTTAAACTTAACGCTAACAATACTAAACGAATATTCTTTATCAGTATCTTTTGATCGATAACAACCAACACCATTGCCCATATAGGTAATGGTCCCCTTGTAACTGCTTGATGAAAACCAAATCATACACTCCATACCTACACTTGGTAACTCTCCTGCATCACATTGAGCTTGAGTGTATAGTAGTTTATCTGGTGCAATCATTGAGGTTTTTTCTGGTATTGGTTTTATGTTATCCATAATCCAAGATTTATGGCCTTGCTCTTGAATCCACATATAATTAAGAAATGAATGTATATTTTCTCCATGAGGTCTATAGTAAACAACGTCACCATCAACAATAGCGTAATGCGTTGCACCTTCTGGTGCTTTACTCCAATCTATAACTGTCTTATTCATTACATTCTCCTATATCAAATTAATTAAATACATAACACCATCAGCTATAATGTCAGCAAAGCTATCAACACAAAGCATAGTTACAATAGCTATACCTACGTATATTTTATGTTTGAGTATCATTATTTACATTCCTTTTTATGGGCTTTAACAATTAATTCTTCAACTATAGCTACCTTTGTTCTTACTCTGTCATATTCATCAGAGCGTTTAGCGCAAAGTTCATCTAGTAATTTATTGGTGTTAGCGTTTAAAGCTACTGCATTCTTTTTCATCTGTTTGCCTTGTTTAATTAATATGTAATAAATATTAAATTAATACTTGCACAATGTCAAGAACTGTATTATTGTTTGTACATCAACGAAATGTAATTAAAAGGAAAGAGAAGATGGGTAAGCTTAAGGTAGGTAGTAAGGCTCTTTGTGTAAATAAGAATGAAAATATAGATTCAAGGTTAGTTGTCGGTGTTCTATATACTGTCAGTTCTATTAATAGTGGTGATTTGTACCTAGTTGAGCTAGATGGTAAATGGACAGCAGAGCAGTTTAAATTACACCAGCACCCTAATCCACCACATAAGCATTGTGAGTTAATTAAAGATTGGGCTGATGGTGCAGAGATTGAAATGCTTGATAATGCTGGATACTGGCAGAGGGTAATGTCGCCTCGCTGGGATGTTAGTATTGAATACAGAATCAAGCCAGAAAAATCAGATAAAGATATTGAAATTGAGCGTATCGAGTCTGAAATGCGCAAACTAGCTGACGCTTTATCAAAGGTTAAATCCAGCTAACACATAACCCATAACAACAATAAGCCCATTAATTTGGGCTAAGTCATTACAAGGAGTTGAGCGGCTTTGCTAGTTGCACTCATAGAGACAACGCCTTTGAATAAAATAAACTCTCGGTAGGAACTAGCACAATTTTAATAGTCTGTATAGAGAATGAGTTAGTAATAATAATGCAAAATAGTACGTTTGGTATTTAATACCTTAAGTGTTTACTCGCCAATCTCTAGGTAAGTGGGGCTTTGCAGAATATATTTACCCTAACTCATTCATCTATACAGATTAAAAGGAGATAACAATGATAACTGAAAACTTAAAAATTATTTGTGATGGCGCAGACAAGGTAAACCTAGTAACTAACGGCCAAGGCAATCCAGAAATGGTCATGTATCTTGATGATGTAAATATAGATGAGTTAATGACTCAGTTAGCTGTTAAATGTGATGCTCATACAATATTAGATCATCTTCACGATGAAGCTATCGCGGAGTATATGGTGAGTAGAGGCTATTCAGTATATAAAAAAGTAAAACTTATTTAAAAGTGGAGTGATACGAAATGAGTAAATTAGATGAGTGTAAAGGCTGTGGTGTTATTGACTTTGATTACGGTGTAAATGAGAAAGGATATTGCCAGCACTGCCAATACGAACACGAAGCTAAACAGGATGCAAAGACAGACAATGAGCAAAAATAACTTTCAAAAGCTATACGAGCTTGACGTTAATCATAAAACAAAAGAAAAAAGTGGTCTTAAGTACCTATCATGGGCTTGGGCTTGGGCTGAGTTTAAAAAGATCAATTCAGAAGCTACTTACCTTGTCGATCTGTACGATGGTAAACCTTTTTTATCAGATAAGGATTTGGGTTATATGGTATCAACAACCGTCACAGTTGGCGACTTGACGATACCAATGCATTTACCAGTGCTAGATGGCGCAAACAAGGCTATGAAAGCCGAGGCGTACACATATAAAACAAAGTACAAAGATAAAGAGTGTAAAGCGGCAAGTATGTTTGATATTAATACCGCTATCATGCGCTGCCTTACAAAGAATTTAGCAATGTTTGGGCTTGGTTTGTATATATATGCTGGTGAAGACATCCCAAGCGTTGACGATACGCCCGAGTTGATGAGTAAAGCAAACCTAGAAAAACTTAGATTGATGTTTAATGAAATTGTCACAGAGGGTTCGTTCTGTGGAGGATGGAGTTTATGTAGTCTAGAAGAGTTGCATGAAGCTAGTTTCGATAACGCAATTAAATACATAAAGGAACAAGGATAATGAACTTAAGAGAGTTAACGGATGATCAAGCAGCAATACTTGCACAAGTTGAAAGCGGAGATTTTACATTAGATGATGTAAGTGATCATTTAGATATGCTAGCAGAAGATCGCAATAATAAGATAGAGAGCTATTTGCACGTTATTAACCGCCTTGAAAGCGAGGCTTTAACGGTTAACGCTGAAATGTTGAGACTAGCAGGAATTAAAGCAACCAAAGCAAAGGCGTTAGAAAACATTAAAGGTTGGTTGTTAATGAGTATGCAGGACGGTGAAAAGCATGAGTTTGATTTATTCAAAGTTAGCCGTGTAAAGGGTCGTCAAGTTGTAAATGTAATTGATGATAAAAAAATACCTATGAAGTTTCAGGAATGCAAGCCAGAATCATGGCATGTAAACAAAAGAGAACTGCTTGCAGAAATGAAAAAAGGACTAAAGGTTGAAGGTGCAGAATTATTAACAGGCAACCCAAGCTTACGAATTAAATAACATAAAGAGGAAAGAACAATGAACGAAGAACTACAAAAAGCTTTAGGTGCTTTATTAAACAAAGCTAATGACGGTATTGATGCGGCTAGTGGGCTTTTAACTGCGGAGTTACCAGATGTTATTCATCAATTATTAATGTGGCATGGCGTATATAGCTTTATTATGTGCTTATTTGGTGTTGTCGCTGCGTTATTGATACCTAAATTAATAAGCGTAATGTTAAGAAAGCCAGAAGGTAAAAGTAATTTATTTTGGGATTGTAACGGTGAATTTAGTCGTGAGATTCCTCCTGCTTTGATTGTAGTCTTTGGTGGCTTATTTGCTATTATCTTTGAATGTGTATTTATTTTTGACTTTATTAATCTTCAGTGGTTGCAAATATACATAGCTCCTAAAGTATGGCTTATAGAATACGCAGCAAGCTTAACTAAATAATTTAAACAATAAGGGAAACAAAGAACATGAGCGAGTATTTAAAACCTAACGTAATCATAAACAGAGTAAATCGCGGTATAGCTATTTATGTTAATGGTGAGCTAGAGGTTAAATGCTCTAAATGCTCAGAGTTCTTTCCACATACAACACAGTTTTTTTACGGAGCAGGCAAGAGAGGTTTAGAGTCTAGCTGTAGGGCTTGCTGTATCGAACACAGAGAAAATAGAGAGGAATCTAAAGGTAACAAGAAATTTAACCACCTTTTTAACTAACAAACACCATAGAGGTGTAAGGATAAATAATGGCAGCTCACAACAAATATTTAAGATCACCTACATTAGTATTAGTGTTGATACTACTTGTAGTTTGTATTTTTGTGGGTATCGGTTCACTAATTAGTATAGGAACAATAACATGAAAGTAATTATTCACTGTAGCGCAACACCGAACGGAAGAAACGATCAAGCCGAAGATATTCATCGCTGGCACAAAGATAGGGGGTGGGATGGAATAGGGTATCATTATGTGATCACTGTTGATGGTAAACTTCAAAATGGTAGACCTGAATATTGGACAGGCTCACATGCTAAAGGTCACAATACTGGTTCTATTGGTATTTGTATGATTGGAACTGATGAGTACAACCTTGATCAATGGGCTATACTTGATAAATTATTAAGAAAGCTCTGTTGTAAATATAACGATTTAAAAATAATTGGTCACAATGAAATATCCGATAAAGAATGCCCTGGCTTTGATGTTCAATGGTGGTTAAATAACAAGTTTTACGAAAAGCACAGCAAATGATATAATAAAATTCCATACACCAAGTAGGAATTAATTATGCCGGGAACAGAGCAACCAGATCCACCTGAAGAAGAGTAAACAATGCCTATGCTATATGCGGACTTAATATTTTTTGTACTATTTATAATCTCTATTTTCATATCTAAAAATAAAAGCAGTGCCGCGCTTAATTTTTTACTTTTGTGTGCTTGCTTGATTCTTGGAGTGGTAGGAAAACAAATGGGTTATATATTTTACATTATTATCACAATTATACTTGTTGGTGGGGTGTTTACTGGATCGTTATGGTCAAGGACAACTTACTTTTTGTCAATGATTGTGTGTCTTTGTATGGCATACTTGTATCATGCAACATCAATTTTCGGTAAAGACTCTTTACAAGGGGAGTTATTTTATATTGGCAGAGCTGTTTATCCATATATAATGTGCCTATTTAATGTATTAATTTTATGGTCAGTAGATAAAACAGGGAATGATTATGTATCAAGACCTTTTACCAATGGTAATCATTCTAACAACAGGTTGGATAGTTTACTTAATAGGACGAATGCTACTATTCGCTTGGCGAGATCATTTCTTAATAAAAGGGGCTTCCGATGAAAGATTGCGGTTGTCACGAAACTGTCCAAGAACACGCAACGGAAATTGCGCTGCTCAAAGAAAACAGCAACAACGTTCTGGGGGAGATGGGGAAAAGTACAAAAGCGATAAATAACTTAGCAACGACATTAGCTGTTTATATTGAAAAAAATAGCACGTTAGAGCGTGATATTGAACGAAACAGAGAAGACCTTAAAGAGCGCAGCAAAAAACAAGATGAACAACTTGCTAAAATAACTTTGAGATTAGATAAAAAACTCGACGAACTTACGGTAAAGCAAACGGATCACGGCAATACTTTAGCGTCTCATCAGCCAGTAATTGATGGCGCAAGAACGATGAACATGAAAGTACTTGCTGGATTAATGGGGCTTGTTTTAACTATACTTGTTGGATCTTATGTAGTAATAAATAATCCAAATCAAGCTAGTACATCATCAAATTAAGTAAATTAGATAAGGGATAAGTAATGAGCTCACTACAAGATATTAGACGTGGAAACTTAAACAAATACGCTGGAAAGTCATCAGCATTAGGATCGAGTGGCTTAGCATCTCTTAATGCTGCATTATTAGAAGCTGTTAAAGTTGGCTGTAAGATGCATAAAAATACCAATGGCGATGTTGATGATGAATTATTAGTAAAATTACAATCTGACATGGATAGTTCTGTTGGTGGGCTGCCTGCCTGTTTAGATATTGTTGATGACTTAACAAATTTACGAAACGATCCTTCACACGTGGACGCTTTAATATCTAAGTATAATATTGATATATCTGCTTTTGACGTAGAGCTAGAGCAAAGCTAAATGGCATTCACTGCTGCTAATTGGGGTCGCGGTGTTTTACTAACAGGTTTAACGCCTCTATCAACCCTTTCAGGATACGTTGCACTCGTTGATTTATCTAATGTACCTGTAGAATCAATTGATGCTGGTTCGAACTCTGCGCTTAACGGTGGCGGAGATTTACGTTTTTCTACAGATATAGACGGACTTAATCAATTACCCCTAGAGGTAGTGTCATTTGTAACAAACGCCAGCGCACCATCAAGAAGTTGTCAACTCTGGATTAGATTTCCAACCTATGCCAGTGGTACTCGTGAAGTTTACATGTATTACAATAAGATTGGAGAAACACAACCAGCAGTAGGGGCGGCATTCGGTCGAAATGCTGTGTGGGTTGACACTAGAGCAAGATATAATTTAGCTTCGTTGTTAGACTCTGCCGGTACTTATGATCTAACCACTGTTGGTTCACCTACTGCTGGAGTTTTGGACCCGTTTGGTGGTAATTCTGCTTATGAATTTAGCGGTTCAGGTCAATATCTACAAAACAATTCATGGTTACGAGTCCCTGACGATAATATTATTTCGTTTTGGTACAGGTCTGATGATTTATCATCAACCACGGTGGCGTTATCACAAGGATTACTAGCAGGCACTAGGTGGGACTCTTTATTACTTAGGAACGGCACATCGTACGAAGTAAATAGAGGTATGACTGGCACTAACGGTGGAACACCTAAATCAGTGTGGACAATGGTACACATTAGGCTTTTGTCCGGTGCTAACGAACTTTACGAAAACGGAGTGCTGATAGGAACAAACACACAAAGTTTAAATGCAGGGTTGACGCCTGACATGTTACTTGCTGGTTTGGCAAGGTCAGGAAGTAAATTAGAATTAGATGGCGCATTGTCGGGTGTCACATGGAGTAAAGTACTACCTGCAAATGTCCCTGATTTTGTTTCAAGCGAATACAGCAATCAATCGTCACTATTCTGGACTACAGGCACCCCTTTTACTCCTAGTGGCGGTGGTATAACAGTAACAGCATTATTAAATTCAAATTATATGGTAGAATACAGTATGAAAAAAAATGTAGCTAGCCAAAGTATAGGCGCTCAGATGATAACCATATCAGATGGAAGTAATTTCACTGGTACGGTTGCAGTTGAAGTAACTATTGATAATGGGACTAAAACGGCGGGAGCTGGCTCGGTAACGCATGAGGGTGAGGGTTATCATTCTTACGCACCGACACAAGCAGAAACTAACGGTGATCACATTGCTGTTTCATTCTCTGGTACTGGTGCTCTATCTCAAACTATTCAAGTTTACACGACATTTCCTCAAACAGTGGATAATGCGGTAGGCATCGCAGACATTCCAAATAATTCAGAGTTTAACGCTAGAACAATATTAAGCGCTAGTTATTCAACAGCGGCTAATCTTGCAATAGTTGATGGTAATGTAGATTCTATATTAGTAGATACAAACGACTTACAAACAAGTCAAGGCGATTGGTTAACTGCTACAGGCTTTGCAACGACAGCAGAAATTGCAGACGTACCAACAGTAGCAGAGTTTAATGCAAGAACAATACTATCCGCTAATTACTTTGTTGTTGGCGATTACACAGCCCCAGATAACGCAAGCATTACATCAATACTCGCTGATACTAACGAATTACAATTAAATCAAGGTGACTGGTTAACGGCTACTGGATTTAGTACATTTAACCCGGCAGTTGATGTAGTTGCCAATGTCGCGTTAGTTGATTTAACTACAGCAAACACAGACATGAGGGGAACGGATTCAGCAAATGTGGTTGTACCTCCATCGGTCGCACAATTTAATGCAAGAACATTGCTTTCTGCTAATTACTTCGATCCAGTTACCGATATTGTGGCCAACGTGACACTGGTCGCAACGACAACATTAAATACTGATATGCGCGGTACTGATAGCGCCAATACAACAACACCTGATAACGCAGGCATAACAGCCAACGGCGTAGCTATAGCGGCTTTAAATGATATTTCAGTAAGTGATATATTAACAACTCAAATGATTGAGAGTTATGCGGCTGATGGTGTTGCGCCAACACTCGCACAAAGTTTATTCTTAACAATGCAAAACTTACAAGACTTTAGTTTTTCAGGTACAACGCAAACAGTTAAGAAAATCGATGGGGCAACTACTGCGGCAACTTATACTTTAGACGATGCAGTAACGCCAACAAGCAAAACAAGAGCAAGTTAATGAGTATTGCTAGCTTAGTAACAAGAGGTTTTGGTAATGGTTCATTTGTTGGTACAATAGCTGAAATTGTTACAATGGGTTATTCCATAGGGGTTCAGATAGATGTTATCGGATCTCTTAATGCTGCCTTGTCGGTATCTAATGCTTACAATGTCACAACATCAGTAACGAGTAGTTATTCTTTTGATGCAAGTGTGCTGAATGCGTTAACTATCGATATAAGCGTAAAATAAATAAGCGAATAAATATGGCCAATGAACTAACATTAAATAACTCAGTTGCTTTTGAATTAACATTAAGTAATCCGCTGAAAATACCGGCAGAAGTCAACGACGCAACCGTTACCGTTACAGTCTTTGACTCTAATAATGTCGAAGTTACCGGTCAAGCGTGGCCATTAACCTTAGATTATGTAGCCTCGTCAGCAGGTATTTACAGAAAAACAGTACCGCCAATATCAGGACTTAACGACGGTGAAATTTATCACGTAGTTTACAGTACGGTAGGTAGTGACTCTTTAAAGGGTGAGTCCTGTTTAGATTTAAAGGCTGATAGTTGTTAAAATAAAATTTTAAGTAAATACAATAGCTTAATTAACTTCTCTCACTACGGATATATAAAAGAATTTTAGTAAACATAAGGAGTTGATTACTTCTTAATAATTGGATGATGATTATGATTGATAAAATAAAGAATAGATTTAAACAAAGGTGTTATGATTTTGTTTTGTGCCACTATAGAAAAATACCTCAAGATAAATTCATAAATGCAGAATTCTCATTAAGTAACAGTGCATGCCAAAACAACGCAGTTGCTTCGGTAAGAGCCGGTAGAGCGGATAAAGTATTAATGGTATGGGGCGGCACGTCTAACGGGTGCATTCATTTTATAAATAAAAAAGACGGGTTCTATTTTGATGAAACATGGCACGACTACGACTCGCAAGATTATTTTATAATTAGAGAGGTAGTTGAATCTGAATATAGTGGTATCTGTGACTTGCTAGAAGCGCCTAAAAGAATGCTATTCAACATGAACGGCACGATGTTAAGTAGGTATTTCGGAATGAAAAATATTAATAGGTGGATATAGTTATGTCTCAAGCCAATCCGACCAAATCAGAAATAGATAAATACGCTAGTCATTATGTTTTACATGGTGATCAATCAGCATCGTTTAGAGAGGCATTTCCAGACAGCAAAGCCACAAAAGAATCAATCAATGTTAAGGCATGCAACCTACATTCATTAGTTAACGTTCAGTTAAGGATTGATGAATTAAAGGTTCAAGTTAGAGAAATAGCCGAAGAAGAGTTTAAAATTGACGCTGCTTGGGTGCTTAAAGCTGCTAAAAAGGTTCATGATAGATGCATGCAAGCTGAACAAGTTATGGTTGGTGGAGAGCCTACAGGAGAATATAAGTTTGAAGCTGCTGGAGCAAATAAATCTCTTGAGATAATCGGCAAGCATATCGATGTTCAAGCATTCAATGAAAACCTAAGCATTAAGACTGGTAGCGAAGTTACTCCATGGTGTGAAATAAAAGCATCAGTTGATAATCTGAAAGACGATGAGTAATGGGTGCGGTTCTCGATTGGAAACCACAAGAAGCTTTCTCTGAATTCTTCCATACTACTGCTGAAGAGATAATAGAAAAGCGAACGGTATTCAAAGAAGACTTAACTTATTTTGTCCCTTATGGTGGTCGTGGTTCTGCCAAGTCGTTTACCTTTATTGATGCCTGCGTTGTTGAGGCTGCTCTTCGTCCTATAAGAGTTCTTTGTACCCGTGAAATACAACTATCAATTGACGAATCAATCAAGGCTGAAATTGAAGCGGCCATTGTTGATCGCGAATTAAGTCATTTCTTTAAAATAACCGATAAACAAATAGTAGGACTTAACGGTTCTAAATTCATGTTTAAGGGTATCAAGAATAATATTAAAAATATCAAGTCGATTAGTGATGTTGATATTGTCCTTTGCGAAGAATCTGAAAACGTATCTAAAAACTCGTGGGATAAGCTCCTACCATCTATCAGACCAAGAAGCCCATTCGGAGGTAGAAAGCAGCGACCAATCATAATTGTAATATTTAATCCTGATGATGAGCTTGATGATACATACCAAAGATTTATTATTAATCCGCCCCCCAGAAGTTGTGTAAAGTTAATTAATTGGCGTGATAATAAATACTTTCCTGAAAACCTCGAAGAAATGAGACTACATTCATTAAAGACTAGGCCGTTATCCGATCACGAACACGATTGGGAGGGCAAGCCGAAATCAGCTAGTGATGATGTTATTATCCAGCGTGATTGGGTTAGGGCTGCAAGATTCGCTAGTAGAAAAGAAGGATTTACTCATCAAGGTGATAAAGTTGTTGCTTACGATCCTGCTGGCCAAGGTAAAGATAATAACGCCGTGATGTATGCTGACGGTAATATCATAAAATTAATCGATGAATGGTTAAAATCTGCCGACTTAAGAGAAGCAACAAATACAGCTTATGACCGGGTAACAGAGTTTGACGCCGATAAATTTGTCTATGATACGTGTGGAGGCTTAGGCGATGGTGTTTCAGTGTTTGTTAGTGATAAGCGAAAAGAGGCGTTAAAGGCGGCCACGGAATTAAAAGACGGCGCAGCTATTGAGCGTGAAAAGAATAGGGTTGTATTTCCTTTTGATGCTGGTGGTGCAGTTGTTTACCCTGACGTTAAGATACCCGGCACTGATAAAACATGGGGCGAAAGATGTTCAAATGCCAAGGCACAAGCACACATGGTAAGCGCACAAAAATTATATAATACTTATCGGTTTATTGTATTGGATGAAAAAGACATTGACCCAGGTGATATGATTAGTATCGATATTGAAGACGATCAGGTATTTAATAAGTTAGTTAAAGAATTGAGTTGTCCTTTATGGGTTAAGTCGGCGACAAACAGTAAGCGAAAAGTTGAAGATAAAAAAGTAATGGAAAAAAGGACAGGTCAAAAATCACCAAATATCGCCGATGATTTTCATATGATTAATGCACCTATGGAGCAAAAAGCAAAATCTTGGTATGATATACGCAATGGCAATTAGGAATAATATTATGGGAATCTGGAAATCTAAAGCAGAAAAAGCACTGGAGCAACGAGAAGTAAGGCTTAATAAAATACAAAACAATATTTCAGACTTAGTTCAGAATGGTATTAATCAATTCGGTCAATCTGCAATAGCTTTACGATTATCTGATTCTGGCATTAGTGGCGGTTATCATTTCGCTGATTGTCTGCATAATATTTATTCAAATTTTGGCTATCCTCAACAATTACAATTCTATAACTTTTGGAACATGTACCGTAGAAACGGAACGGCCAAAGCGATTGTCAATATCCCGCCTAACATTACTTGGATAGATGCGCCAGAAATTCAAGCCTCAGATAGATTCTTGAAAGATGTTGAATTCCTAGTTGAAGAAAAGAAGCTATGGAGTCGATTAAAAGGTCTTGATAAACGTCAACGTGTCGGTAGATATGCTGGCCTATTCATTGAAATCAAAGACGGTAAAAAGCCTGATGAACCCGTTGATAGTATTGCAGGGGTTAATTCTGTCGTTTCATTCAAGCCTATCTATGAATCACAATTAACCGTTGCTCAATCTGACGATAACGGCAACCCTGAAATGTACAATTACAATTCAAGCGCTATCGGTAATCGTGATGATAGAAGCGCTAAATCAGAAAGTATACACCCTGATAGGATCGTTATATCTGCCGAAGGCGCTGATGATGGGTCAATTTATGGTGTACCCGAATTAGAGGCTTGTTTTAATTCATTGATGGACTTAGTGAAAATTGGCGGCGCTTCTGGTGAGGGTTATTATCAGAACACTCGACAGGCTCCGATCATCAATGCGGGTGCTGAGTCTAAATTGCCAGCAACAAAAAAAGGGTTAGAAGATTTTGAGAATCAACTTACGGACTACCTAAACGATTGGCGTAAATTTATGGTCGTTGAGGGTATGGAATTACAATTTCCTGATATTACCCTTACTGACCCTAAAGAGCATCGTCAAACAGCTATTAATGATTGTTCAGCTTCATCAACAATACCTAACACCATGCTAAACGGCTCTCAAACTGGTGTACTCGCAGGAGATAAAGATTACACGTTCTTTTTAATGGGGCAAAATAGTCGCCGTAATGAATATGGAACTGATACTGTAAAGGACGTATTAAATCGCCTTATCTCTTACGGTGCCTTACCTAATGAGAAGTTTAAAGTAGAGTGGACTGATTTATTGAGCCTATCGGATAAAGAGTTGGCCGAGGTTGCCAAAATTCAATCTGAAGCAAATAGAAATCAATTTGCCGCGGCACAACCGGCAATATTCCCTGTCGAACATATGCAAGAAATGGCAGGGGTTGAAGTTGAAGTGTTAGAAATGCCTAACGAGATTGATAAAGAAGTTGAAGATGAATAGTCTTGCAATAAAAGCTCTTGATTCCATGGTGTCAGCAATCAAATTTAATGGCGCACTAAAGGTTAACTTATCAAGAAATGAAGACCCAACAGGCCAAGCACGCAATAGAGCCAACCTTAACAAGAAAATAAAGGTTAGGCTTGCCCACGCTGAACAACAAGTCATTAAGTTGTTTAATGATATTCCGCGCACATCTAAAACAGAAAAGAACCTATCATTAAATCAAGAAACGTTTACTACTTACGATTATGATTTGTCACCATTTGAGCAAGATCAATTTGAAGCACAAATTCAGGCTATTATTAATTTTTGGTTATTGCTTGGCCAAAACGAAAGTAAGCCTATTAATTATTATTCCGATCCCAATGTAGAAGAAGCATATCGCACAGGTACGCTTGAAGTTGTCCGTGACCTTAACGCAGACTTAGCGAAATTAGCTGTATTAGGCGGTGTTGCTGGTGCTTTTGCTGCTCTATTACCTCGTTCATTTGATGCTAACACGATATTATTTAGTCAAAGCTATCTAGATACTGTACTCGGTTATCAAAATGATATGTTTTACCAGTTGAAAGGTCTTAGCGAAAAAACCTCATCACAAGTCTATGAGCGCATATCATCAGGAATGAAATCCAATAAATCACCACGTAATATAATCAAAGATATTAAAAAGCGTTTTGGTGTGTCGTTATCTGGTGCTAAACGAATAGTTAACACTGAAATCAATCGTGTTTATAATAATTCAGTAATGGATGCTATAGATTTTATTAATAACAATACGAATATTAAAGCGGCAGGTCGTCATAAGTCGGCGTTATTGCCAACAACAAGAAAGTTGCACGCAGATAGGCATAATAAATTATATACTACTGCACAACAGTTAAGATGGTGGGAAATTGGCAGCAACAGAATCAATTGTTACTGCTCATTTATTATCGTTATACTTGATAATGATAATAATGTTATTTTGGATTTGTGATCGCATCGCCATCTTGTTATATAGCGTTTCGCAAGGTTTATTTTGAAATAACCATTAATAGTGTTATTATTTGTCTTATAAATAAATCAAGGTCAAATTGATGAAAAAGCTTATTTTCTGCACTCAAGAAGTAAACAAATCAAATATTCGTCGTGAAAATCGAATCGGTGTAGAGCATATTATTATCACCTCATTTACCTTGCCGCCTAACATCGTTATGAATCGCGTGCTTTATCCAAGAGATATTACAGCGCGAGATTTTGAAACATTCAACCGCACCCCTGCAACCATCGAGCATCCACAAATTAACGGCAATTTCGTACCAGCTAGCGATCCTGAAGCTGATATTGAATTTCGTATTGGTGCATTTAATGAAAACGCTGAAATCATGGAAGATGGCCGATTAAAGTTAGATAAGGTTGTTAACGTTCAGAAAGCCATGATGACAGAGAAAGGTAAGCGTCTTTTAGATCGTATCGAAGAAATAGAAACATCTAGTGATGCTCGACCCATGCATACTAGTGTGGGCGTATTCGTTGACGCTGAAGAAATGGACGAACCGCAACTTGAATTTAATGGCGTAAAAACTAACGCTGAATTTGATTTTATTGCAACGGCAATGATGGGCGATCATGATGCATTCTTGCTTGATTCTCCTGGTGCAGCTACGCCGAGCCAAGGGACTGGCATTGGCATCAACTCAGAACAGTTAAAAGTATCTGAACATTTCTTGGTTAATGATTGCATTCCTGATTTAAGAGAATCAAAAGATCTACGTACCAATCAAGAATTGTCATTCGATCAAATTAGGGACGGCTTATATAAAGCCCTAAAAGATAAATTAAAAGGCATAGAAGATATTTACCCATGGATTGTAGAAATCTATGATGATAATTTTATCTATGAATTAGAAAATACTATGTATCGTGCTTCTTATGAAGTTGATGATGCCGGTAATGTCTCGATACAAGACAATAAACAGGAAGTCGTATTGCAAAAGGAGTATGTCGATAAGGCTACTCAATCAATTAAAACTACAGAGGGCGACGATATGATATCCCGCGCAAAACTAATAGAACTGTTAACAAGTGCTAAAATTGAAGTTAACGCTGATATTTCAGATACTGACTTAATGGCCAAGTTCAACGACGCGTTACTTGCTAATGATGGCAATAGTGGCGCAGAAATCACAGTCAACAAAGAACTAACTGAAACGGTTACAGGTTTAACCGCTGAAATTGGTACTTTGAAAGCTCAACTTAAAGAAAATTCAGATAAAGGTATTAGTGATAAAGTCGCTACTATCAAAGCATGTTCTAAATATGCCGCCATTCCTGAATCAGCATTAACATTAATGGCCAATAGCGACCCGAAAGATTTTGAATCAATGTTTACAGATTCAATTCCTAGCGCGTCAATAGGCTTTACTCATTTAAATAATGACAGCAAAAAGCATGATAAAGATCGCTTTGCTGTTTATACAGGAGATGAAAGCTAATGGCCGCTTCAAAAACTTTAGTATGGCGCGGTAATGCGTCCGGTGCTTCAATGCAACCAAACCTTTATGAAGGTATCGCTCTTGATGCAATGTTGCCAGGTACGTTGGTTGAGCCTGTCGCAACAGGTATTCAAACGTCAGATAACGCTGACACCGATTTTACTCAAACTGCAATGTTTGCTAATCGTGATGTTATGCGACAAAAGAACATGGATCAAGTTTGGGTTATTAATGAATCAATGCAAGCTGTTGAGTTCCGTTCTGGTGAATTCGGTTGTGTTCGTGTTGCAGCCGCTCAAAATATAACTAAGCGACGCACAGGTTTGGCTTCAAATGGTGACGGTACGTTAAAGATTGCCGCTATTGATGGAACTGATAACGTATTGGTTTACACCGATGAAATCATTAATACTGGTGGCGCCGTTGCTCTAGTTAACGTGTATAAGGATTAATTATGTACTTTACTAAATCATATTTACAAAATAGCGCGGTAGCAAAGCAGCAAGCAAAACTTGTTGCTTTCAATCGAGATCAAAATTACCTTTCTGATTTAATTCATAGTCAGATGATGGTTAATGCCGCAAATGCTGAAGGTATTTATGCCAAGCAGCTTAAAGTCAATGAAGGCTTTATCCCTCAAGATGTTTACAAAGATTTTGATCGCGATATTGTTACGGAGCAATTGAATGATCGCGGTATGCCTTTTATTAATCGCCTAATGCCTCGCGCTAAAGCTGTTGGTATCGGCAAATTAACATCTAATTACGCGCAGTCTAGTGAAATCGGCATTGTTCAGACCTCGCTATCTGGTCAACAGGGTGTTTTAGCTGATGCTATTGAACATCAATATGATGGATTCCCGATTGCCGTTCATGATACTGCAACTGATGTTAATTGGCGTCAATTCGCTTCGGCAAATTCAGAAGGTTATGATTTATTGCGTGAAAACGTTCAATCTTCAGTTCGTGCAATGGGCGAGCATGCCGCTGATACCTTTCTTGATGGTATGGTTGATAAAGATGGTAACCCTATCGTTGTTGATAACCGTAAATGGTTAGGTATGCGTAATGAAACTCACGTCGAGCAAGTTAACTTAGGTGCTGCCGGTATTAACTTTGACTTTACTGATGATACCAAGACGGGAGAGGAGATTAAGAAGGCTTTTCTTCAGGTGCGCAATGCTTTACGTGTTGACAATAACTTTACTGGCGAAACTTTCTTTACTATTTCGGTTGAAATCGAGACAGTATGGGAAGCTAGATTTAGTGCTCAGTATGATTCAAGAACAATTCAGCAAGAATTAACTGGAATGGCCGGTGTTGCTGGTTTTGAAATGTCTCGTAAAATGTCGGGTAATGAAATGATGGGCTTACCGCAAGATGATTCAGTTCGTCCGATTGTAGCAATGCCAATTTCAACAATAATTTTACCTCGCCGTATGTTTAGTGATAATTATCGTGCTGTTACTAGCTCTGTTATGGGTTGGGAAGCTAAGAACGACATTGACGGTCGCAAGACTTCACTTTACGCTTCAGTAATTGCATAGGGGAATAACATGGCTAAGAAAATTAAAGAAGCTAGTTATATTTTAAAGGCTTTAGTTGCTCTTCCTGGTTATGAGCGCAAAGAGCTAAAAGTGGGCATGAGCGTAACACTTAATGAAGAAGTTGGCGATAAGTTTGCTAAACGTGGTTTTTTAGTTAAAGCAAGTGCGGCTAAATCTAAAGTTGATAAAGGTAGTGCAGCTTTGGAAGAGCAGGTTAAAGATCTTACTGAAGCTAATGCAGCTTTAGAAGAGGTTAATAAGTCTTTGACTGAACAGCTTGAAGAAGCCACTAAACCAGACGATAAATAACAGTAATGTTATCAAGCCTATTCAATGAATAGGCTTTATTAACATATCTTATAAGGTTAATTATGTCGGACACTCTTCCGAGTATTGAATTAAAAGCTGAAGAATGGGTTGATGTTTACACTTTAATCCCTATCGACCCAGGCGCACCGATTGACGTTCAAAACACCGGCGTTACTGATGTTTATTATTCAATATCTAACCATAAACCAGAAAGAGACAGTAGAGATTACAAAATATTTAAGCGCGGCGAAACTGTTGTTTTAAATGAGGGCGATACAAATGCTTGGTTTTTTAGTCCTCAATGTGCCGGTTTAATTAATGTAGAGCAATTTAATTCATCAATTGAAAATTTGCTAATGACATTGATTTCAGAGTTCAGGAAGTTTGCCAATAATTCAAACGATCAAAACTGCTTTATTTTACTAGAACTGAAACTATTAAACGCCAGATTCGAAGAAATGGCAGATACTACAATTAATGAAAATGATATAGGTAAATAAAATGACACAAATTACAGGCGGAGATAATCCACATAATACGGCTCATGTTGATGATGAAGGAAAACTTCAAACTAGATCTGTAACTATTACAGAGCAATCTTCAAAATCACTGGTTGGTGATACTTACAACTTAAACACAGGGCTACTAACTCTTACTGATGATAGTGAAACTGTTTTGTTTCATTTTAAAAATATCGCAGAAGACAAGCCTATGATACTAACTCGTATATTTGTTACATTTCTAGTTAGTACGGGCGGGACAGGTAAGGTATTAGCATCTTTACAAAGAAGTGTTTCAGGTGGAACGATTCTAGATCAACCCCTGATAGAGCCGGGCAATTTTAATTTTGGCTCAAGTAAAATGCCTAACTCTGAATTTCAAGTAGGCGCAACAGGGCTAACGTTCACGGGTGGGGTTAAGATTCCTGAGTTTTTGTTTACAGGTGATAATCAGCGGCATACGGTAGCTTTTGACGCAATAGTATTGCCTCGCGGATCTTCTGCAACCTTTACATTTACACCTCCTGCCGGCAACACTAGCATACAAGTTGAGGCAGGCGCTAACGTTTATATTGATGGCGATTTTTAGTTATGACATTAGGCATAAAGATAACAGGGAAAGATCCGGGATTTGCTGATGTACAAGACAAAAGCCTTTTAACTTCTGTACTCCCTTACCCCCCTCTTGATGTGCCTAATAAGCTTTTACCATTTATAGGCACTCTAACTATTGGTGGTGATGGTGTTACATCTAATTTAACTGTTGACGGTAGTGTTACTCCTGTTGATGCATTTATAGGTCCGCCAATATTTGGTGATCTGTATTTGACAACTGCTAATGTTTTGATTGCTGATTCTGGAGCTATATCATTAAATAGATTTGGATCGATTAACGGAGGTTTAACCAACGGTATTGAGTTTTTTGTTGAAACAGAAAACGAGAGATTAGACATTAGTGTCGGACTTAGAACGAATTTTGATTTTATTAGAGTCGGCACGTTAACAGTCGGAACCGGCGGAAAAACTGACGCGTATCAATTGGCCAGTACTGACACATCCGGTAATGATGGCTACAACCCTGTATTGGATTTTACGAAAGTTTCACCTCTCGGTATTAGGTTGAGGGCAGATACTCAAGATAAATTAGGTGTTATTATACGTGATGATATATCGGGCGTTGCTACATTTAACGTTATTATCAACGGATTTATTAGGATTAAATAATATGAGCAGAGTAACACCTGAAGAAGTAAAGGAAATTATAACTACAAGTTTGGGCGATCCAGTTATTCAAGTTTGGATTGATGCGGCTAATACGATAGTTAATGATAATGCTGATTGTATCGGTAAAGACGAAGCAGGGCTTGCTCAAATTGAGTTGTATTTATCCGCTCATTTTATCGGTATGCTTGCTCAAACTGGAAAAGGCTCCATTACAAAAGAGGGTTTGCCGGGCTTTGAAACAACTTATGCTTCACCATCAAATGTAAGTAAGGACTTAGATAAAACAACTTACGGTACAACGGCCAATATGTTGTCTGGTGGATGCTTGGCCAATACCAATAAATCAGTTGCAAGACTTTTTGCGCTAGGTAATTAATATGAATTTTGATTATGATGCAGCGAGAGAAATAGCAAGGCAGACTATTGAAAAATACGGTGGTGCTGGCCAAGCTATTAAACCAGGTGCAACAGGTGGTTTTGATTCTAGCGGAAATGTAACGCCTGATATTGCTGATGTAATTATTGATGGAATAATTACCCCGTTAGTGCTTTATACGATAAAAGAGATCAACGGAACATCAATTAAAGAGGGTGATTCGTGGGTTTATTTTCAAAGCGATACAAAACCAGATGTTAACATGCAAATAACCTTAAACGGCGTAACACTGAGAATAGTAGCCATACCAACCGTAACATCTATAAGCGGCGTTAATATTTACCAAAAATTACAATTGAGGGCGTAACCATGAAAGATAAATCGACAAAGAAAAAAGCCAAGACCAATAAAACAAAGCCGAGCAAATCAATCGTTGATAGCTCTGGCAAAGTATCTGTTCAGGTCGTTGTTAAAAATGGCTAGTCAATGGGATTTAATATCAACCAAGAATAAAAGAAAGATGCTTGGTGTGGTAAAAAAGACAATTAAGAGCATCGGCAAAGATGTTATTAAAGGCTCACCCATCGATACAGGTAGATTTAAAGGTAATTGGAACGCAGCATTAAACGCGCCTGATTTATCTATTGATAGAAAGTCAGGTGCCGGATTAACTGAAATAGCAAATAAAATAAAAATAGGTGATACGTTCTTTTTCACAAATAATTTACCCTATGCTTTACGCTTAGAATTTGGTTGGTCAAATCAAGCGCCGAACGGAGTAGTTAGACTGGCAATTGCTAAATTTCCATTTACAGTTAACAAGATAACGACAGCATTCATAAATAGACCAGTAATACCGGTATAAATGTTATAATAATGTTGTGCCTACCTTTAGCGGGGGAAATTCGGGATTCATAGCCCTGATTGGCACAAAATATTTTTAGCTATGGCAACCTACTATGAGGTAATTATTATGTTTATAGAAATACCAGCAAGCGCAATATCTTTAGCGCTTAGAAAGCCAGTTTACGGAATAGGGATTAATGACGCGAAATATATAGTTTCACCAAATATAAACGGAAAACAAAAGCGGTGTGAAATATATAAAACTTGGAAAAACATACTTAAAAGATGTTATTCAGGAAAATACCATAAGCAAAACCCATCTTATTCTGAATGTGGTGTTTGCTATGACTGGCTAACATTCTCTAATTTCTACTCTTGGATGAAAACGCAAGACTGGAAAGAAAAAGAACTAGATAAAGATATAATAAAATACAAAAATAAAATATATCACCCTGATCTTTGCGTGTTCGTTGATGGCAATATAAATGCAACCATCCTATCTAATGAGAAAAGTCGCGGTGACTTTCCTCAAGGTGTTTACTTTAACAAGAGGGATAACGCCTTTGTCGCATCAATAAGAAAAGGCGGTAAGAAGATTGCTCTTGGTTATTTTGATAATGCTGAAGATGCTAGTAATGCTTACATAAAAGAAAAACACTCATATTTAATTGAATTAGCTTTAACGCAGAGTGACAAAAGGGTTAAAACAGGATTGGTAAATCATGCAAAAGAATTATGTAGAGCTAGAGGTATTTCATTATGATCAATAAATTTAACATAGCAAAAGCATTATTAGATAACGCTCAAACTATATCGAATGATAATTCTTACTTATTGGTTCCTGATGGTGAAGAGTATACGAAAAAACCTAGCGAAACATATATTCAAGAAATGCCGCTTTACGGTGATGATGAAAGTATTGGAATTAGCGATGATTCAAGCGATATTCAATTTGGTATTTATCAGATAAACGTAAACACCCCGAAAGCTGAAGAAGGTGCTAAATGGTCAGGGCTTACAATAGCTGGAGTTTATCAAACAGGATTTGCCAAAGGCTTAACTCTTTCTTTTGGTGGTCAATCACTTAGAATTAAAAACACATCATTAGCAGGTATGCAGCAAAATGATACTCACTTTATACATATCCTTAGCATCACATTTAGCGTAATTAACTAATCGTGGTATTATTAGCTCAGGATGATAATTTTAACGTTAAAATAGAAGGTATATATTATGGCTAGAACAAGCGCTGGAACTCTGATTGCTATCGGAGCGGCACCAGCAACATACGATTCAGGTGGCTTTGCTGCTGTACCCGATTACACGACGATAGGTGAAATTACTGACGCTGGGGAATACGGGAAAGTTTTCAATCTTGTTACGCATAACCCATTAGCAACAAGGCAGACTAAAAAGTTTAAGGGTTCGTTCAATAATGGCTCTATTACTTTACAGTTGGCACAAGATGAAGTTGATGTTGGTCAAGTTGCAGCTACGGCGGCGGTTGATTCGGATGATAGTTTTAGTATCCGAGTTACCAAGCAAAACGGGGCTATTGATTATTTCACAGCACAAGTAATGTCTTTTACTGATACTATTGGTAGTGTTGATTCAATCGAAGGCGGATCAATTCAGCTAGAAATTGATAATGATATTATCAAAGTCGCAGCGCCATAATAAAAGGGGTACATCATGGCAGTTATAGCAAAAACAGCGGTTATAGGTTCAGGCCAATTGGCCGTTACAGTAACAACATTGAGTGCTTCAGATACGCTAGAATTTACTCCTAACGTTAACTCAACACTTATATTAAATAACGTTTCAGGCGGCGCATTAACGCCGTTAATTGTTGGTGCTGACGCAACAACGGCACCATGTAGCGGAATAGGTAATATTGACGTTTCAGGCGGTGTTCTGTTAACGTCTATCGGCATTGGTGCAACTGTTGCCGTTCCTCTTGATAGTATTTCGTCTTATTTAAAAGGCGTGATCACTGTTACGGGTGGCGATGCCATTGAAGCGCAATTGTTAGAATATGCATAATATTTTAATTTGAGCATTTAAAAAGCCCTAGATAATTAGGGCTTTTTTGTTTCTGGTTACTTTGATTGTATGCATAGCTTTATATACTTCAATTTAAATCGATTCACGGTATTTTTAAACTTAGCTTCCATATCGTCATATTTGCGTACCTCGTCTGCTTCGTGTTTTCTAACACTGGCATTAACGGCGATCATTAATTGTGACAAGATATCATGATGAGGTTCCTCATAAGCAGCAAAAACCATATCTTGTTGATCTTTATATAACGGCAATAATTTAAATACATCTTCTTGAGATTGCCTTTTAATCATTATTTCTTTTGCCAATTCGCCAACCTGCTTGCATTTATCATTAGCTAAAGAGTTAAAGCTTATCGTTAACAGTATTAATATTAAGTATTTCATAGTCATCATCCTTTTGTTAAGTCTATTCATTATAGGTTAACTAGTGTTATAATCAAATCGGCTAGGGTAACGTACCTGAAAAGGTGGCCTCATCCTCCACTCTGCCCTCGACTTTTAGGATGCTTAATGCAAGGTATGAATTATGGATTTATCTAAACTAAACGTAGTAGAAATCGCCAACAAAGGCACAGTGCTTGAATTAACAAACCCTTTTGTTACTGGCGAACCGTTAACCGATGAAGGCGAAAAGATTGCCGATAAGAAAAACATTAAACCGTTTTATCTTCGTTTGTTAGGTTCTGATTCTGACACTTATCGAAACGCAATTAAACGCCGCTTTGAACGTAGCCAGGGTAAGAAAAACCAAAAGCTCGATCTCGATGATGCTCAACGCAAAGCCGCTGAACTTTTGGCCAAATGCACCACTGAAGCTTATATGATCGAAGATGGTAAAATCATCGTGTGTAACGTTGCAGAAATGACGCGATTATACCTAAAATACCCATGGTTACGCGAACAAGCTGAAGAGCATATTGGTGACAGATCGGCTTTAATGAGCAGCTAAGCGAAAACCTTAGCTTATATGCAAAACAATTGGCGTGGCTTCATGCTGCGCCAAAGCGAAACGATAAAGATGAAAACCCGAAAAGCAGAGTAAATACATTAGCTGATGGACATCCAGCAAAACACTTACCTGAAATTGATGGTTATATATCTTTGTGTTTCGAGTTATCTGGATTTTGTTTGAATGGTTCAATGGGTGCAATACCTTTAACATGGTCTGAAGTTAATTCATTTTGTAATGGCTCTGGTTATCCGCTTAACGGCTGGGAGTCTGAACAAATCATCAAAATGAGTAGGGCTTATTGTTACATGTTGTCTAAGGGTAAAAAGCTTGGTTGTCCGCCCCCTTATCAAGAAGGAATTGATGAAGAAGATGCGCTTCAGGAAATGCGTGATAGAGTAGCTCGTCAATGGGAGTCATTCGAAACAAAATTAAAGGTAAAATAAAAGGGCTTAATTCAAGCCCTTTTTTATTAACCAAGATTATAAATTATTTATTATATCGAATCGTTAATTAATTTACGTATTTTATTAAGGCTAGTTTTACGTGTTAATTTACCGTCTTTAAATACAGTTTTTAATTCACCGCCTTCATCATCAGGATGGACAGAATCCATTAAGTACAAAGATTCATCGGCATTCCTGCAAACTCTTAATAATCCTTTAGCTGATTTTTTACTACTATCAGTTTTCGGATCTTTAAATATTGGCTGGTGATTACCTGCGCCAAATTGAATATCTGTAGCTTTCATAGCTGAACCATGGGTATCACGAGTTACATACTGGTAAGTATAAGAGCCAATACCGAGCACAACGTTAGGAACAAATCCTTTAGCTACTAATTTGTTAATAATCAAATCTTGACGTTCTAGTGTAATGCTATCACCATAAATAGCGCCAATATGACTATCTAATAACTTAAGTCCATTTTTTTCTGTGCCGCCGAAGATATCCCATAAGCATTCAATCAAACCTTTACGCTCTAATTCAGTTGCTTGTAAGTATTTAGCTGAATCATTTGATGATATGCCACATAAAATATCAACAGGATCACCGCTATCTGGACGAATGACAACCGTACCTTCACGATTCATGATGGTGTCTTTTATTGCTGGCAAATATTCGCCTACAAGTTTCCAGAAGTCCCACGTATCAGAAACTATAGAAATAATTCCTGTTGGTGTAACGTTGGTTATCAAATGTAATAACGAATCTAACTCACCATCATTACCATATGAGCATTGAACGCTGTGTTCAGTAGCATCAACAGAAGCAAACACAAGTTCTTTATCAATCTTTGCTCCGTAATACTTTTCAGCAAATAATGCCGCGGGAATAACATCAGAACCAGCAAACGAGCATAAATGACCGAATCCAGACATTGCAGCAGCTTGAGTACCAAACATTCCACGATAGCTAAAATCATGACCCATAAAAGGGATCATATCCTTATCAAGTGATGACTCTTGTTCGAATCGCTTACGATAAGCTAATGCCGTTGTTGCGCTTGTGCATACAGGCCAAATTTCCGCACTCATAACAGTTTCAATCATATTTGTTAACCAGCCGAAACCAGATACAGTATTGACAATACTTAGGCTAGGCACGCCATAAGGAACTAATGTACCCTCTGGTACTGCTTTAATTTCTAATGGTAAATACTGAAGGTCGTGCAGCGCTTCAATGTGATCAACAGCAATAACCTTACCCAACATTGCATTAACAACTCTTGAATATTCATTTACAGCAATATCTTTATCAACATTGAAAAATGTATCATTCCATCTTTCTATTAATACATCTAAAATAAAATACTGTAAGCCAACAAATAAAACCTCTGCATTGTTTGGCATGTTGCTGTGAGTATTAAATCTATTTGTGAAGTTACTATAAACATGTGTAACTCCTGGCTTGTATGCTGATTTGTGAAATACCTTGTATGCATCTTTCATTAGCGGTGCTAAAAACTCCATTCTATTCCCCTTGTTTATTGTTAAATAATTCTATATCTCGATTGTTTATAAATTTTTCCATTAGGTTATACGTGAATATATAATCAACTTTACCTACTAACGGCGCCAAGCCTTTTGAAAAAATACCGTGTGTAACAAATAATATAATTTTACCCGCGCCTTTAGCTTTTAACTTTTCTGCAAGATAAATAAAAGACGCTCCGCCATCAGCGATATCATCAACAATAACAACGTCCTTACCTTTTAGGTTTTCACATTGAGCATCACATTTAATGATATTTCCGGTTTTAATATCTCTGATTTTAACTGCTTGAATTAAATCGATACCTGTTTTCATTGATAGATCGAATGTTTTCTTTGTGGCCCCCAAGTCAGGAGAGCAAAAAACATAGTCATTAGATATTTTATCTATTTGTGGTTTTTTCTGCATGAAACAGTTAACTTGATCGTTAACCTTAACGTTATTCAATAACGCAGTTGAAACATCAGAGTGCGGATCGCTAACATGAACTTCTTTGAAATTTAACGAGTTAATGACATTGCAAAAAACCTTTAAAGATTGCGATTGATTCTTACTAAATCGTCTGTCTGCTCTTGCGTTTGGAATGTAAGACATAGTTAACGTTATGTGTTCAACACCTAAATTATCTAGTGCATCCTTAACAAGCATAAGCCTAACCAAATCAACATTACAGTTATCAACATCTAAAACGATATTTGCTTTATTGTTTGGAAATATCTTTAACTCGCATATTTCAGCACCATCAGAGAACTTTATAAAATCAACATCAAACCTATCAAAGCCACTTAATATATAAATACTCATTTAGATAGTCCTTTTCTAATTAACTCTCTAACAGCCAAAGAAAAATTACCTTCGCAATTATCATTAGCATATTTTTTAACTTTATCGTGTAAATCTTTAAACTCAATCAGTATCTTCATTTGCTATCCTTATGTTTAAGATATACATATAGTATATACTCGGCATATACTAAGTCAAGGCTTCTTTATGAAACATCTATTTAGTGTTAGAATAACCCATTGATAATTTTTCCTCTTCTTATGGTGTTTTAAAATGAGCGATATCGCGAAATTGGGCTTTGCAGTAGACACACAACCATTAAAGAAGGGTGAAAAGGCTTTAGACTCATTTGCTGCGACTGGCAAGAAGACTGAGCAATCAATTGATAAATCAACAAAGAAGATAAAAGATGATTTCGATTCTCTTGAGAAATCCATCGGAAAAACCGCCTCAGCACAAGTAAAGGCTCAGAAAAAAATGGCTGGTTTTGGCCGCGCTTCAGGTCAAGCAGGGATTCAATTTCAACAATTTATCGGACAGGTTCAAGGTGGTCAAGGCGTCATGCTTGCACTATCTCAACAAAGTGCCGATTTAGGTTTCGTACTTGGCGCTCCGTTGCTTGGTGCGATTGCTGGTATTACCGCCTCATTAGTCGGTATGTTTCTTCCTTCATTGTTAAGTGCTACTAAAGGTGTTCTTGAACTTGATGATTCTATATCTAAACTAACCAAGAATTTTAGAGATTTAACCGAGTCACAACAAGCCGTTGCTAGATCTGCGATAGTTGAAAAGATAAAAGAGCAAAGAAAGGAAATGTTAGGGCTAGCAAAAGAAGTTAACATTCTTGGCACTGAGCTTATTGCCGCTGAAAGAAATCAATCAGGACGATTTTTTGAGCGTATTTTTGGTGGTGATCCCGCTAAAGTTAGGGCAGAGTTAGTAAAAGTAAAAGCTTCTTTAACTGCTGTTAACTTAGGGATAGCAGAAAGTGAAAAGAATCTCGCTCAATTAAGCGAAGGTGGGTCAGATTTTGTTGATAACACAGAATCTATAACTGAAAGCTTAGAGGCTCAAATTATTGCTTTGCGTGATGGTGCTGATGCTGCATTTAATTACTCTATAGCTCAAAAGCTTGGCCTAGACAATACTAACGAGATACCTTCAGCAATACAGGAACAAATCAAAACAATAAAACTATTAAAAGCTGAGCACGAAGACGATCTTGAATTAATCAGAGAAATCACAGCAAATGATAAATTCCTAGCAGATCAACAAAAAAAGCAAGACAAAGACAGGGAGTTATCATTAAAAAAACGCGCTAGAGAATTCCAGCAATTAACTAAAGATGTTGAAAGCTTTGGCGGTGCATGGACTAAAACTGGCTCGATTATCGTTGATGCGTTCGGGGATATGTCTAACGCACTTAGTGATTACATGGATCGTGTTGAGGAAATTGGCAGGTTAGAGAAAAAAGTTGCAGAGGCTCGGATTGCATTCGGTGACGATAATATTCAAGTGATCAAACTTCAACAGCAACTCGACGAAGAAAAAGTTAACGCTGAATTATCTGGTATAAAATCCATATCTTCAGCAACAGGATCTTTATTTGATGAAAAAACGGCAGCATCCAAGGCTTTTGCCGCATTAAATAAAATCATTACAATTGCAGAAATAGCACTTTCATTTCAAAAAATGGCGGCCAGCACAACTGAAACTGGTGTTCATGTTGCTAACGAAACCACTAAACAAGGCGCTAATGCATTAACGGCCATTACTTCAGCATTTGCCGCGCCATTCCCAATAGGCTTTGTTGCTGGTGCTGCCATGGTCGGCATTATGGCTGGCTTGCTTGGTAGCGTCTTTGGTGGTGGAGGCGGCGGAGGTAGCGGTAATGGTACGGGCGCAGAGGGAACCGCTTTAGGTGGTGGAGTTTCTGAATCATTAAGCAAAGCTAATGAAGGCGTAGAGAATATATTAATAGATCAGCTTTCAGAATTAAGGGGCTTAAGAAGTGACTTAAACGAAGTTGAAAATCTTTCGTTCGGGTTATTCCGTCAATTATTAAGCGTTGATTCTGGCCATAGCGAAATAAAAAATAGAACTGAAAGAGCGCTAGAACAAAGCTTTGAAGGATTAAATAAAGGAAGGCGATCAGGTTCTTTTACTAATGAACTAAGCGCAATATTTGAAGGCGTTGGTAATTCTATAAATGAGGCCGTGGGAATTTTAGGCATATCAACACGAAAATCATTGTCTGACTTTGTCTTTAGAATAGGCACTATAAGCTTTGATAAATTAAGCTCAGAGGATGCCGAAAAGCGATTAAATGAAATACTTTCGGCTCAATCCGACTTAATGGTTCAATCTGTAGCACCTTTTATTACTCAATATCAACAATTGGGTGAAGGCGCTCTTGAAACATTGGTTAGGGTTGCTAAGGAACAAGCTTTCTTTAATGATCACTTAGAAAGAACCGGCGTTATTCTTGAGGGGTTAAGTTCTGTACAGTTAATACAAGTTAATCAAAATATCATTGATTTAATTGGCGGATTCGATAAGTTCACAGATGCCTCGAATAGCTTTTTTGAGAATTTCTTTACAGAAGTTGAGCAATTTGAATTCCTTGAACAATCGATATCTGATGTATTTGATTCTTTAGGCTTGTCGATGGTAGATAGTCGTGAAGAATTTAGGGCTTTAATTGATGGCATTGACTTAACGACGGTAGAAGGTCAAGAGTTATTAGCTACACTATTAGAAATAAACCCAGCCTTAAGTGATTACATTGACGAACTTGAGCGTATAGAAGCAGAACGTATTTCTCTATTAAGAGATTCAGCAAGAGATCAATTCAGAATCCTAGAAGATTCAATCAATTTAGAAAAGCAACGAGCTAGAGCCATCCTTGATGTTGCCATGGTTGCTCATAATGCAGAAATATCAAGGATTGATGATTTACGTATTTCTTTGGATGATGAAAATGAATTAAGAAAATCAAAATTAGTTGATGCAGAGTCTTTATTGAATGACTCGTTTAATGCTGAAATGAAGCGCATACAAGACAGTTCTAATATAGAAATAGCATTAATACAAGAAACAAGTAATGCCAGGTTAACAGCCCTAAACGATGAAAGGACAGCTATAAATGCAACTGCTTCTTCAATGCGGTCATTGGTTAACTCTATAAATTCATCATTAGGATTGTCAGGAAGTACTAACTTGATATCGGCATTAACAAGCGCCAGGGCTGGAGATTTTTCTAAGGCATCATCATTAAATATTTCCGCCTTGACTACGCTTGACCCTAGTGGATTTTCAAGCGCTGAAGATTTAGCCGTTCAACAAGCTATAAATCAAAATAGATTAAAAGAGATTGGTTTACTTGCTGGTGATCAATTAACAGAAAGTGAATTAATGCTTGCTGCAATTGATATGCAATTAGAAGTAACCAAGTCTAGCTCAGAAGAACAAATCGCAGCAATAACCAAACTAACTGAAAGTCAGATTTTAGGGCTTCAAGAGCAATTAAACTCATTACTTGGTATTGATAGCAGTGTATTAAGTATCGATGAAGCTATAACTAAATTCGGGAATGCACAGCAAGAATTAGATAGTTTAAATTACGAACAAGAACAAGCCAAGCTTGATATGCTCGTTGAAAGTGCTAATAGTGTTTTTGCCTTACACGAGCAAGGTTATCAAGATGAACTTGAAAGACTTGATGCTATACTTGTCGATAACGAAGAATTGTTAAACGCAGCATTAGGAATTGAAACAAGCGTACTATCTGTTGCTGATGCTATCATAGCATTAAATAATTCAATATCCGCTTTGGCTGCTGGCTCTGGTGCTTCAATACCGGCTTCACCATTTTCACCGGTAGTTGAAGGTGGCAATGTACAAGACGCGAAACAGGAAGAAATAGCAAACGAGTTAAAGAATATCCGTCAAGATAATAAAAGAGTACAAGATGTTATGCTTAGAAACTCGGTAACAACAGCAAGGGCAATGCAAGAATTTAAACTTAACTTTATGAATGTTAAAATAGTACAATAATGATTATATTTAAAATAAAAAGGGGTTTAATTTGCGTGTCGTAAAACCAATTACCGTTACTGATTCGATATTAACATCATCAACTATACCTGAACCCGACGCCAGTAAAAGCGAAGTAACTTGGACTGCTGGAACAAGGCTTCTCGGTGAGCAATTTATAAGTATAGTAACACATAGGGTTTATGAGGTTGTAGCAGACCCAAGCACTACAGATGATCCGGTTGATGGTGTTAATGCAAATCCGCCAACATGGGTCAATGTTAAGCCGACTAATAAATGGGCCATGTTCGACGGTGTAAACAGTACTCAATCAGAAGATACGACACAATTAGTTGTTACGATTGAGGCGGCACAAATAACAAATTCATTAGCCGGTATAAATATCGACGGCGCATCAAGTATAAATGTAACCATGGACGATCCGACCGCTGGTGAAGTTTTTAACGAAGACATTTCTATGATTGATAATTCAGAAGTCGCGGGATGGTGGGAGTATTTCTTTTCGCCAATAATAAATATAACTGATTTTATCATTCTTAATTTACCGCTATACCCTGAATCAACAATTACAGTGACCGTCGATGGTGCTACAATAAGCTTCGGAACTTTAGTTATTGGCAATCAACTTGTATTAGGCATTTCAAATTTTGGAACATCAGTTCAATTGCTAGACTTTAGCAGAAAAGAAACTGATACTTTTGGTAACACGGTTGTTACCCCAGGAAGAACCAGTAAGCTAGTAAATTATGATTTTACTGTGCAAAGAACAAAGGTTGGTTATGTATTTAATCAATTATCTGAATTAACCGGCATACCATCGGTATGGGTTGGTACAGATGAAACGGATGATGCAACTCTTGTTTACGGATATTACAGAGACTTCCAGAACAATATTTCATCATGGGTTGTAACTGATGCAACATTAACAATAGAAGGTCTAGTATGACAATCCCAACAATACCGCTATACGGTGGCATAATACCAGATAGAAACGCACAAGAAGCGCCTGTTTTTACAGTTAATTCTATTGACTGGCTTGATTATCAGGTAATTCAAATACCGGCAACAAATACCACAGTAGGAGCCATTAATGATACGGCCATACAGGTTGATATTGACGCAACTAACGCAGAGACATCGGCAGGTATAGCAACCTCTGCCGCTAACTTTAAAGGTGAATGGTCTACCAATCCAGACGGCACACCTAGGACGGGCGCTGCAACGGTTCCTTCGTCATATGCTGACGGCGGCGTAGAATGGCAATTACTGCAAAACATACCCGCTATAGAGTTAGATCAGCCTTCATCTATCGCACCAAATTGGCAAGAAATAAAAGACCCGGACATTGCAAAACTCAAAAAGAGAACGCCGATCACAGGCGTTTCAACTGTGCCGGCAGGGTTTGATTATTTCGCAACAGCTAACGCAACTATAACAATGGATGATGTAACAGATTTTACAGGTGGTGAAAGGTTTACTATTGTTGCTTCACTTGCTGCTACATTATCAACATTAACCGTTGACGGCACTCAGAGCGAAGAGATTGCACCGAGAACAGGCACGGCAACGGATACAGTATTTGATTTAACAACGATAGGTGTTGAATTCGAATTTATTTTTAATGCCGTTACTGGCAATTGGGAGGTTTAACCATGGGTATTCCATCAGGTGATTTAATTAGTGGAAAAACTTTTGCAATATCAGAGATGAAAGGAGTGGCGGTTGTAGCCTCTGGCGCAACAGGCACAATCATAACACAAGCACCGCCAGCAGGTAGAGTTATAGGTTTATGGGTTTTAAAGTCGACCGCAAATTTCACATCAAGAACAACTGTGCTATTTGACGGTGTAGCAAAAGTAAGCTCTGTACTAATGCGTGCAGACCTTGCCAGTGTAAACATTTTAGATGCTTACATTCTTAGCGGGGGTGGCACGCTATTGCTGGCTAATGATAAAGACGATATACTTACCGTTACCACCGACGTAGCAACAACCGCTAATTTAGTGTGGGGTTATGTTATAGGGGATTACGTATAACACTAGATTTATTCATACGCGACCGACATTGTAAAGTTATCAACACGGGTAACGACTCTTAATAAAGGGTCGTTATCTACGTTATAGCCTTTGCTCCAATATAAATTAACCTTTACTTGGTTGTCACTATAGTCAGATTTAGTTCTATAATATGCATCACTAATTACCTCGTCATTAAGTTTGAATATAAATCTACCTGAATAATAAGTAATTACCTCTATATCATAACTAACACCTATTTCAATTTCCCTAAACCCGTTAAGTCTATTTTTTTGATGTAAACTATGGTCTATATCTATTTTTGTGGCGCTTGAGTTTGCGCCGTGGTCGTACCCGTCCTGCCAATCATTATCATAGTGAGCGATATTTAATTTACCGCCGAATGTCTTTAGCTTTAAAGTTGACACTGGATGATTGCCATTGTCATCTATGGTGATATCCCTTACCTTTGATCGCTGCTCAAACACTATGACCCATTCAGCAGGATTGTCGACATTATATTCCAACACTACAAATTCATAATTAACCTTAGTTACAATGCTCGAGTCAAATAAACCTTCTACATAACAAATAGACGCATATCTACAATGTGATTGTAAAACTCCAGGACAATCATTATTAACGTGACTTGTAAGAACCCACGACCTATCATCAACATTATCTATTGCCCCGCCAAAATAACTACCATGATTAAAAAACTTAGCGTATGAAAATTCTGGAGAATCCACGGTACTCCAAACCAATTCAGGCTCAACAGGCTCAACAACAACTTTATCAGACGAACCACCACAGCCAAATAATAAAAATACAACTAATAATAAAAATACAACTAATAATAAACTTTTCATAATATTCCTTGTTAAATTTAATTAATGAATTATACTCTTTATTCGAGGTGGATTTAATTCCTTTTATCCGTTTTACCTCTTTTGTACCTCACTAGTTGAGGTATTTTTTTGTCTTCTCTTTGTACATTAACTCTATCTCCTTCAACTCAGCACAAGTATATTTTTTAGGTTCGTGTGCACCCTCTAACCATTCAACTTTATCAAGCCCTATCTTATTAATTAGATTAATCCGATAGTTTTCTATATTGCCAGACTTGAACATGTTGCAGTGCTCACACTGAAGGTGCACGTTAAGTTCATTAAATCTAAGTTCAGGAGTTGATCCAACGCTTTTATAATGACCAGCATTAATTTTACATCCAGTAGAGCGACCGCAACTAATGCAGTTACAGTTACTATCTCTAAGGCGTATATAAGTATTAAAATACTTCTGTGCAGCTTCTGTACGTGTTGGCTTATGATTATCATAGTATTCCTTTTTACGTGCTTTGTGCTTCTTGTCGGCTTTACCTTCCCTATCAAGATTTGACCACTCAGCCAAGCAAGCAGGATTTAAACAAGCCTTTTGAAGAAAGTATTTGGCGGTGAATTTATCACGACAAATCTTGCATCTAGGCACAAGTCCAGCCCTCAGAGATATAATCATCTAACTGAAATTTGCATATAGTTAAACGTTCGCACTTAATCCCGCACAAGCCATAAAAAACAACAGTCCTTTTCATTACTGTAACCTCAGTTAACATATCATCTACTGAATCACGTGCAGCTTTATCAGTTTTAATGAGCCACCTAACAAATAAAAATAAAACCAGTACCGCAGCAAACACAAGCGGTATCAAAAACGAATTATCCTCAACACAAGCATCAACAACCCCTCTCTCACAATCAGTAAATCCCCATTCTCTCATTTTAAGATCCCCTTGATAAACTTCATAACCCCATCATGCAAGCTCTTAATTCTCCCATCATAGAAGCAGTAAGTGCCCTCTGTAGCGGCATACTTCCAATCATTACTGAATATAAGTCTATCGCATTGCTTGCAGTTACAGCGCTTTTTACCTTTGACTATTTTCATATCTATCAACCTTTTGTTGTAGCTTATTAACTTTAGATTTTAACGCGGCTATTTGCTTCTTTTGCTCAAGTATTAACTCTTGATCCATTTCAAGTATTTTATAAAACTGCTCCTCAGTCTTTGGCATTGGATCGCCTTTCTTTGGAGTTACTTTATATCTTAACCAATCTTTCACAATTAAATCCTCTAGCGCCTTATGGCTTAATATAATAGTTGTGAAATTCATCGATAACAGTTAGCTAATTTAAAGCATCCCATTGCCATTAATTCATATCTCATAAGTTTGCGATAACGATCCCATTTTACAGTTTTAGGTGCGCTGATTGAATTCAATCGCTTTTTATCAAGACCTTTTATTTCCCTGTATATATTATTAACATATAGCTCTTTCATATTACCCTCCTATCTATTAATCTATAAATTTAATCAGTTACCGATTAGCGAGTGACCAGCCACCGATAGGGCGAAAGCTATCACTACGTACAAGATAAAAATTACACGTTTTACCTTCCGTTGCTTTAGCATAATCAGCCCCTACCTTTTCAGCATCCACTTTTGTTTTAAATGGTTCCTCACCATCTTTGACGTCTGGAAAATAATCACTCTTTAAAAATCCATCACCACAACGCTCAAAATGAACTAAATACCCATAATCTTCACTTATCGCAATTTCTACTTCTGTAAGTTTCATTATATATTCCCTTTCTTATAGTTACTGTTAACTATCTTTAAATTTGATTAGTATAATCCTTCACTAAAAAGAGTAACGTCACTCCCACCATTTCTAGCTTGATCGAATGGTTGCCCGTTTTCTTTAACTATAATCATAGCCTCTTTTCTTGTTCTGAATTCACCGCGGCTATTAACAAAGCATTGCTGTTCTCCATGCTCACTACGTAACTTGCGAAACTTTTCAACACCAAGAATATCAACCTGATTATGCATTAGCCCATCCCAATGACGAGCGCCACACAATATTAAGTCACCGTATTTGTTTGCTGCACACACTATAAATTCTTTCATTATACATTTCCTTTTAACTGTTTTGTTTATCTTGTAATTCTCTATACTCGCACTGGTCAGGTATAGTTATTAAATACCCTCTATCAATACTGTATTGCTCAATTTTATTTAAGTAATAGTGCATCTCACCTAAATCTAACTTCTTTGTAGACTTAATCGTTATATGTTCGTTGATAACTTTTTCAGGGCAATAATACTTTTTAAATATCTCATGCCATATCTCAGGGTCGTTACTTATAGTTTGCTGCTTTGCGATTTCCCCTAGCCATTTCCAATACAATGCGTTCTGGCTTAAGCTTCGACTTTCACGCCAAGCCACAACATTAACTCGATAAGCTTTAGTTAAATCTAACTTCCATATCGCTTGTATCAACATGCCGATAGAGTTAGTTGTTAACTTAAAGTCTTTCAATAGTTAACCTTTACACTTCTTTTCCAGCAAACGATAGTATTTACCGATATACCTGTTTTCATCGATACAAATTTAGGTGTGGCACCATCCTTTAACATTTCCATAGCTCTTTCATCTGTCGCGTGAGTAGTATAACAACGCTTAAATTTCTCTACGCCGTTCGGGTAAACACTTGCTGCTATATTAATCATCTCAACACCATATGCACAGTTATATAATAAATCTCTACCATAATTAAAATTGTTATGAGTAGGGCTTTGTGTTGCTTTAGTTTATTCATTGTTAGCCTCGATAGGTACTGCGATTATTTTACAATCTTTATCTCTAGGTAGCTTACTTTCACATTCTTTTATTAATACCAACGCCTCTTCTCCTTTTATGTACTCAGGGGAATACCACATACCTATCATAACAATCCATATCGTTACCACTAACGCTATCATTTCACTCATTCAATGTAACTCCTTTCTTTTTTTATCAATCTCATAAGTATTAACAGCTATACGTAATGAGTCCCTTTCAAACAACAACTCTTTAATTACAGCCTCGTTTTCAATATTGGCTCTTTCTAGTTGACCGTTTCTAAGGAGTAAATACTTATTCGTTGTTTGGTCTGCTGTCATTGGTCAAGCCTTTTTTTACCAGTTGCCGAACTGCCATGTTAAAATTACCATCATAATTATCATTAGCATAAGATTGTATTTCTTTGAGTTGATGTGGTGTAAAACCTACTTCTTTCTTTTTAAATGCCATGGTAACTCCTATTTATGCGCGTCTTTATCTTTAGTATGATCATCAAACATTTTCTTATTTCGTCTAGCAAATCTAGCTAAATAGGCGATTAGAGTAATAATCAATACAGCAAGCGTTAGAGGGTAAACCTTAAGCGCACAAAGTAAGGTTATGGGTAGTGCGAAAGCTATAACAGCTAACATAAAAAAACCACCAATACATCTAACGTCGTGCGAATAAACGTAATCAACACCCTCCATTAATCCGCCTACCTTTCCGTTGTTGTGCTTTTTATCTTTAGCATACCCAAAAGGCGCGTGATTGTTTTTGATTGCAGCCTCAAGACCGACACCATACTCGTTATGTACTGGATATTTCCATTTTGAAGCGCCCTCGAATTTAGACGACAACCAGTTTTTGTTACTGGCTTCTTTATCATCAACCCAAGCCCAAGCCCACTGAATAATCCAACAAAAAATATAAGCCAAGATGCAGAAAGCAAAAATAGCACCACCAATCCACATAGCAATTTGATATTCATTCATTTTATTTCCTTTAATTAAGTAATATGTAAGTACATGACAAAGCATAGTTGATTCATATTTATACGTCAAGCGAAAGATTAAATAATTAAATTGCTGTATAATGAATCAACAGGAGAATAAACATGTGGATTGCAATTAACATTATATTAATCGTAGCTGGTGGTATTGCTATGTATTACGCGAAAGAGATTGATTCAGCAGAAAACATCAAAGCGTTAATTATTTTCGTTGGTGGTGTGCTTTCGCTTGGTGTGGGGTCGATAGGTTCGATTGTTTTAGCTATTAAATATATATGGGGTTAATCATGCAAGACGGATATTTAGATATTAGCAACGATGAAAACTCATGGATTAGCGAAGGTGGCAGTCTGTGCGATGAGATACCAGATGTTATTTCTCCTGATTGGGATATTTAGACTATGAGTATTTTATCTAGTCTATTCGGCGGCGGCATTGTTAAGTCTATTGAAAATATAGCGTCCGAATGGATCGAGACTGACATGGAAAGCGCAGAGGCTAAGTCTTTAATGATAAAGACTCTTGACCCAAACGGCAAGATGAGGCGAGACCAGTCTAATAATGTTGGCGGCATGTATAAGTTTTATTTAATAACTACGGCGCTAATGATTTTTATTGAGCTCGTTTATTCTATGTATATGGGCGACACACTAACCAAGGGTAATTATGTTTTAGTAGCATTGAGTAACGCAACAACTAAAATGACAGATTTATTTGTTCCTATAACGACCCTGTACGGATTGATTGTAACTGCAAGCTTTGGCGTAAACTATGCCAACACAAAACAAGAAAAGGGAGTTTAAAGACTCTTAAATGACAAATTATGAGCACTATAAGCGGGTTATATCCGCCACTACCACCAATGCCACCACCAGACGAATACTAGTTCTGGTGATGTAGGCTTTTAAATTAGCAGATTCAATTCTGCTTTTTGCGTTTCAAATAAATCAGGAAAATGCTTCTCCATTTCATAAGCTATTTGATTTTCATTCATACCATAACATTTGATCAAATACTCTTTGATCTCACTACACCACATCTTATCGGTATAATGAGACATATCTATAACTTTTAGTGAGCTATGATCATAGGTGTCATCATCTTCACTTTGATCACTCATTTCTCTATCCTATTTGTTTAGTGTTATGTGTTAACTGATCGGATTCGTATTTTAATATTGCCTCGCCTATTATTTTCGGTATACCTGGAACAACTGCATTTCCTAATCTGGTAATTCTGTCCAACCTTCGGGAAAGCCCATCAGCCGCTCCAATAGAACGGGGTGCGGGTATATCTTGTCTAGTGGGCCATCTCTCAAAGCTTCGCACAAATTCGATCTGTAATCTTGGCTCCCCCAATACCTGTTCTTTGGTGCTCCCTTCGCATCGCTGCAAGTTGGGGTAGGCAACAACCCAAGCCCGATCTCTGTGATGGTTCGCGCCAAGTTCGGAAGCTGGTATGCAGTGCCATTCCGCATCATACCCGACCGAGGCCAAGTCATAGAGAAACTTAGCAAACCATCGTCCTGATTCTCCAGTAAGCAAACCTGTGACGTTTTCAAAGATTGCGTATCGTGGCAAACACTCGCTAATAATTCGCAACATTTCGGTGTATAAGTTCGATCTTTCACCTTCGGTAATACCTTTCTTTTTACCTGCGACTGACAAATCTTGGCATGGGAATCCTCCGCAAACAACGTCAATTGATCCTCTGTATTCGTTTCCATCTAAACACCTCACATCTTCATGTATTTTAATTTTAGGCCAATGTTTATTTAAAACTAACCTGGCGTGCTTATCGAATTCACAGAAAGCAGCAGTTTCAAACCCACTGGTACTTTCTAATCCTAAACTAAAGCCACCTATTCCTGAGAACAAGTCCAGGACTCTAAGTTTCTTCATCATTTCTCTATCCTATTTGTTTAGTGTTAAGAACTAGTTTTATGCTTACCGGTAATTTTTCCACAGCCTGAACATTGAAAGGCTACCCATAAATTATCATTATCATCAAATTTAGTTATGACAAGCCCTGTATTCCATCCTAATAAATGTGCTATGTAATGAATCATCTTTACTTATCCTATTTGTTTAGTGTTATGTGTTAACTGATATCCAAAAGGCTAAATACTATGTAACATTGCTTTTGCTCGTAATCCGTTATAAATCCAATTTTCTTTTCTATGGTCCTGCCTGTGTAATTAGTATTGATGAATTCATGTAATACAATAAAATCACCTTCGTTATAATCTCTATCATCAAATCTAATCTCAAACTTTTTAGAGCCATCAAGAACAGCACAAAAATACTTTGATTCTATTTTCAAGTTGTGACAATTTACCTTTTTCATTCTCTTATCCTTATCTAAATTAATTATTTTAATAGTTTATTATCATTAGCTATACGCTTACATATCCTTAAAACCAATTCATATTCGTTGTGCCTAATGTGTCGCTCATCGTAATCGACACCGTGATCTTTAAATAATGACGCCTTTACCTTACCTAAAATACTGTAGTTATATGCCTTTATCGCTTCTCGCTCTGCTTCACACGAAGCACTCTCACTTTTAACGTACTCTAAATCGTTAAATGAAACGTTGACACTATACTTATCTGCACTCATATTCTCTTATCCTTATCTAATGTGTGTTTAAATTAAGCGCATTCAAAAGTGTGTATTATAATTTTTACGCCGTATCTTTTTTCTAAATACGCCCTAGCGCTTTTTATGCTACCAAAAACATTATCATCAAATGCATTGCTTTCAGTTTCATCTTTCCATCCGAAAAAGCCTTTTACTTGAGTTTTGTAATAAAGCTTTGTACCGATACAAGGAACCACTCTAAATTGCTTACTCATTTTGTTTCTTCCTTATCTAAATTAATTATGCGTACCAGAAATGATCAGTTAAATTATCATACATCTTTGATAACTCTGGATAGCCAGCATCAGCTAATACCTTTATAACAAATTCATCTGCAACGATGTGATCAATATTTTCTTCACCACACATTTTAGCGCTTAACTCTTCTGTTAATTCTGTATCTGTTTTCATAATCATTCCTTAATTGATAAGTTTTTAACGGCTAAAGCATAAATACTTTTTATTGTGTCCCAAGAAACAGGAACATCTTCAGAATAAACCAATGTGCCGCCGCAAATTTCACAATCATCACTAGAGCTACCTTCATGGCATGTAAAGCAATCTAGACTTACTGTTTCTTTGAATTCACCAATCATCAAATATTTAGCCCCATTTTCAGCCGTCAACTCACTCGGCATTAATACTTTTTTAATATCCATAATGACCCCTTTATTTTTTAAACTTATTACTGTTATCTCTTAAGACTAACTTATCAGCCCGTTTATTTAACTTTCATTCTTATCTTGAAGCCATCAGCCCATGTTGTATCATTTAAATCAACTTCGTTTTTAGTGGTGGGCTTGGCTTTGTCTTTATAGTTCTTTAGCCAGTTACGAACAGCAGCTTTCCAGCTAACCATTTTAGTTTTACCACCAACTTTCCAGCCGTTAGACGCAAAGTGATCACAAAACTTATTTGCTTCATCTTCTGAGTTAAGCGATATATGAACACCTTTTTCTAGCATATAGGTTTGAACTGCAAGAAATGATGGCGGCACAAATCGCTTAACAGCTTCCTTTTTAACTACTGCAATTTCAGTTGATTTAACGGGCTCTACATCAACACAGAACTTACGAATCATCTTATCTATAAGGTAGCCTTTTGATCGTTCATGTTTAATACAGTAAGCCTTTAATAGGTTATCTGCCTCTCTAGTAACATCACAGCTTATCTTTGTTTTACGAGTCATTTATTTGTTTTCCTTTGGATTAATAGAACTGATATAAATAATAATAGAAAGTATTAGACAAGTCAATCTTTATGTATTAATATTAATTTCATCAACAACACATAAGGATTTAAAAGATGTCACATAATAAGTTTTACGGAATTGACGATTCTAATTTTGAGCAGATAGAAAGTTCTTTAGAGGCTATACATGAAATAGATAGGGTTATAGGTGGCGTTTCGAGTATAGCAAGATCTCTTGACGCTGTTGGTATTGGTTGCTCAGAAGAGTTAATGCACATGGTTAACCATCTAAGGTCTTTAGCTAAAAACGTTGAAGATGGAATCATGAGAGAGTCACATGATCGCTATCATCAAACAAGGGAAACCACTAATCAAATTATAGGCATGGCATTAACATCATGCTTAGTTAAAGAGGTAAAGTAATATGAGTGAGTTAATAAGGAACGGTTTAAAGTTTCCTTTGGGTAAAAATACTTTTGGTAAAATATCAGGAGTATATGCGTTAGGCTTTCACTACCACACTGTTGACGCCGAAGGTAATTGCATCAAAGGCGAACAGTACATGTTAAAGGCTGATTTTAAACTAGAACAAGGAGTAAAGAACTAATGAGTGAATTAATGATGATGCAGCAAGAGTATTTAGACTGGCTCAATCAAAGTAGGCTTTACCGGTTCTTGCCGTTTATAATCTTATCGTCTGTAGTGTTATTGAGTGCAACTGTATATACAAAGACAACCCCTTTAGGTGTAATGCTTATAGCCTACAACCCGTTATCATTATTTTGTTATTGGGCGCTTGGTGTTGTGCCGTTTATTACCGTTCCGTTTCTTTTGTGTATTGGTTTTATTTGTTGGGTGATAATATCAATTAGAAAACTTAAACTTGAAAAGGGAGCGTAAAAGCGTATAATTAGTAATGCAGTTGTGAGAGGCTGTTTAGAATTGGAAATAAACATTAAAGGTTATTTGTATAAGGTCTTAGACGCGTAGGGTTAAAACTCTCACTCGTTTATTTCCATCCTGAAATGTTTAGGGCTTTATACACATAGCCTTTTTTTGTGTCTGAACTTTAAAAAGTAGGGTAGCACTCCCTTTAAATAGCGTAGCGGTTAGCTGCCAGACACAACTCCTTTCAAAGCATCTTCTTAAACTGTCGTTATAAACAATCACCTATAGACACGGGTGTTAATATCTCTAACTTAGCCGTGAGATATTAGATAAACGAATCAACGCTTGGAAAATCATTTTATAGGTTGGTAGATTACGGATTCTACTAAAATTAACAAAACCGATGAGCCTTATAAATGTTACCCGTCCTGATAAGACGATAAACTATGTTCGATAATATTGTTTATATATGACTAGCTAATAATAGATTAAATATAGATACAGTGGTTACCAAGTAGCCGTGTCTAAGAGACAATAATATTTAAAATAAAGTAGTTTAATCGAAACAACGGAGAGTAATAATGTATTACGCAGAAGAAATAATTAATGGTGTTTTAATGTTTAGGATTTCACCAGATAGTTCTTGGCTACAACTTAGTATAGAAAGAATATCCCAAAGAGCTGTTGCTGCTGAAAAGGCATTACATAAAGCAGAATCAATAATGCATCAAAACGGCTTGGATACTTATTTTATTGATGCTGTATTTAATTCAAGACGTTAACATCAACAACACATAAGGATTTAAAAGATGGATGCAGAAATAAGCGGTATAGAATTCAACACAAGTGTAGAGGTTGAGTTAATAGAACAAGGTATTGTAGAGATATTCACGGATGCGCCAAAGACTTGCTGTGTATCAGTAGTTAAATTAGATGCAAAAGGTGTTGATAAGTTAATAGTCGCTCTACAACAAGCTAAGAAATTAATCGAAGAGGTAAAGTAATATGAGTGATGAACCAAGAGAAATAGACGACATAACAATACCCACTGCTCAGGGTGTCGGAACGTACACTATAGGGCGTAAACATACATTTACCGAACAAGTTATATACAAAATAGTAAAAAGCTTTATAAAGGTTGATGGCGACCCTTACGATCACTACTTAGGTTATAGCGAAGAAGGAGATTTAATATTCTCTATAAACTGCTTAATACCTTGTGTTGTCACATATAAACTAGAACAAGGAGTAAAGAACTAATGAAAGCTTGGAAGTTTTTAATCGAATTAAATAAGGTTTGCTTTTTCATGAGTAGAGAGCGAACAGGAAAGGCTAGTAATAGCG